GTTAAGGTTGTAACGTGTTTCGCCAATGTTGACGCCGGCGCTGGCGCCGTAATTGGAAAGCGGGAGGTGATTGCTCTTGATGATCTTGACGCCCATGTAATCAAGGGTATCGGAGCGATTGTTGAGACCCATTGAGAGTCCGAGACCGAGTCCACCGGAGAGCTCAGCGCCACCGAACATTGGCTGTGAAGCCTGTGCGGTACCCTGAGTGCGAGCGACACCGAGTGCACGGATGTCTTGGAACGCACGTGGGGTGACGGCGAGGTAAACGCCATCGGTTGGGGCGTTGATGGTCTGTAGCCATACGACAAAGTCTTCTGCTGCCTTGAGAGCCTCGAGTGCAGCAGCGGAGCGCATTGCGCCAGTTGCTGCTCCGTTGATTTGAGCTCCGAGATTCTTGAAGAGAATCGAAGGGAATACTGGACCAGCAGCGATGCCACGTGGATCGGAAGCTAGAGGAGATTCGGCAGCGGCGCGACCGATGTAAGCAGCGATCTGCTTGTCACGGGCGTTGGCGAGGGAGAGACCAGCTTGACGAGCGAGCTCGGCGCGGAATTCCCACTGGGTCTGCATGAGGTCGATGTTGTCGATCTCGAAGTGAGCTGCAATTGGGCGCTTGTCGAGCTTGACAGCGATGGTGGAAGAAGTGTTGGTGTTGCTTCCGCCGCCGAGCTCAATGCCGGCGTTCCATGCTGCGAGAATGCTGACGGTACCGGTGACTGGGAATTCCCAAGCAACGCCGCCACCGAGGACCTTGTGGTCAACGAGCTGCTCGAAGATGTTTGCCTGATCGTAGGCGGCGAGAGTCTCACCGGAGAATACTGAAAGCCAAAGCTTGTTAGCTCCGGCGATTGGGCCGGCTACGCCATAGGCTACGTTTGAACGGAAGGCTGGGTCTGTGATATTATCCACTGAGGATTATCCTTATTTAGAGAGTGTTGAAGTTTGTTCGCGACATTCGATTTTCGACTGCCGCACGGAATTTTTGATCCTTGGCGAAGCGTGGATCATTACGCTCTGATAGGAACTCACCCTTGGAAGAGTAAGGCATGTTGTTGGTAGTGACTGCCTGAACGGCGGCTACTGCCTTTGCCCCTGTCTTTACGGGTTCGTTGGAGGTTAGCTTCGAGGCGGCTTGGTCAAACTTAGCCTTAAGACCTAGAAGTGTCATCTCCCATGAAGGTGACGCAAGCGATGCGTTGACGTTTGCCTGTTCCGCTGCGGAGAGATTCTTGCTGGCCCAATCAAAGACCTTGGCAAGTGTATCTTTTCCTCCGACGCTGACGGCTGCCTCTGCATAAGCTTGCTGAAGACGGGCCTTCTGGCCCTGAAGGAAATCTTGGATGACGAAGTCGGGTAGATTAGTCTTCGCCTTGATCTCTGCCAGCGTAGTCTCACTTAGAGAGTTACTGACAGCGAACTCGGTCGAATACTTGGTCCACTCCTCCTGCGTCAACTGTGCCTTACTTGTCTTCGTCTCGTCAACTGGTGGTGCCTTTGGTGCTTCTGGGATACGCAGTTCCTCTGGAATCGACGGGATTGATTCCCCGACCGGTTGCTCCTGAGCTGGTACCACGGGTGCTTCCACAGGTGCTACCTGTTGACGTAGTGTTGCGATTTCTTGGCGAGCCTTGGTGTACTCGCCTTGCGCTGACTTGAGCGCGTTGAACCAGTCACCCACCGATTTGAAATTCTCGGGGATGGCTACGTTGTTCTGAGTGACATGGTTCTCGAAAGCAGCAGCCTCACGGGCTACGGCTGATGATACTGGTGCCGCTGATTGTTCCCCTGCGGGAGTCGTTGGTACATCTGACATTGTTTGTCCTTCTTATAGGTGTTTGGGGTTATACTGCATTGTAGTTCATGTTAAATGTATCTACAGCAGATCCATTATCACTTAGGTTTGTTACTGTTATTAATTCTAGAGCAGTGGGAACACCCGGGTATGGGGGTGAGTAGTAATGATTTGCTTTAAACCTAACATACTCTAGTGGACTAACAATTAGATATGCTGGAAATACATTTACTTGTGTATATCCATCGGTAACTGGGTCTACTAGTATATTTGCAGTAATAGGAGAAAAACTTTTCTTTACATGCAAAGAAACACCCTTATTTGTTCCGGATAGTTGTAAGACAACCGCATTACCGTTTAAAGATTGTCTTACTTGGTTGGGATTGTATGTCATGGATAGCCCTACTGTATCATACTCAACACTAATATCTGTCCAAGCAGGTAGTGCTAGGTATGTTCGTAGGCCCGGCGATACAATTTCTTGCGGAATATTTAGTATTCGCTCAGCTGGCTTTGAACAACCACACTTGGTTAGTAGACCCTGTGCTGCAAGTTGTGCATCATCAATAGTCGAGTACCGTCCAGCATACTGTGCTTTGTTAACAAACAGCGTAACACTGGTTGCTGGTGATGCATCCATTACATAGGTTAAACGATTAACCGATGTGATGTGACGCATTGTGCTTGAGATTCCTTGAATACTCATTGCTGCATTCCTTCCTGCATGGTCTGCATTGCCTGTTCAGCAATAGCTGGGTCTTGCATAGCCTGTTGAGCCATGCCACCCATTGCTTGTCCGGCAGCCTGAGCTCCGGCTTGGACAACCATGCCCTGAGTGTTGTTCTTCATCTGCTGTTGGGTAGCTGCATCAGCCTCTTCCTTAACAGTTGCCTCGTCCTTGACCCACATACGTGGATCGAAGCCAAGCGCGGAGATGAGAGCGGAGCTATAGGCATCCCAACGGAATGTCTTGATAGCCTCTGGTGGTAGGTTGCGGACCATCTCGCCCATCTGCATGAGCTTCTGAAGGTCTGAGTCGCGGCTTAGAGCCTGTAGTCCGGTGATGATGTCTACCGATAGGGTAGAGTCTTTATCGAAGAACTGCTCTGTGAGCCGCTGATCTAGTAGCTCGTCATCGAGCATCTGCACTAGGCAGCGCTTGACGATTGGCTCCATGAGGGTGCGGGCGATGCTTGAGAAAGCACCACCGAGGATGGTCTCTAGCTCTGAACCGATCATACGGACGGCTGTTGCCGTGACGCGGTCACCACTTGGGATGGCCTGACCGGTGGATAGGAACGCTTGGCCTACCTCACGACGCATGTTCTCGACAGCGGAACTCGCTGCTTGAACCTGTGATGTCATGGTGGTAGCTGGTGAGATCGTGTACACGTCGCTTTGACGGGCAGCAACGAAGGCGCCGTTACGGCTCTTCGCGATGTCGTCTACTTCGGTAGTACCAGACGGGTCTACTGCAATCCAGAATGTGGATGCGGCAGCCAGTCCTTCGATCTGTGCGCGAGTGAACGCCTCGAGAGACTTGAGATCTCCGATGATGTCCTCGCAGTGGGAGCGGCCATAGTTCTCACCAGTCATTGCAGTCCAGCGAAGGACGGCGAACGGTGGAACGATGTACTCTCCGTGGGCTACCACAACTCCTTCGGAGTCTTCCTTATGGTACGCCCACATATGAGTTTCCTCATTGTATAGATACTGACAGACCAAGGTACGGAAGCCATTGATGTGTTCGATGTCACCGGATTGGAACCGGATATCGTTTGGATCGACGACTTCGTACTCGAGGTGGAGGAGTTCGATCACTTCTCCCATCACATCACGCTGTACGACGAACTGGTCGAGGCGATATGTGCAGAAGAAGTAATCGTCATCCATCATAATGAGACTGTCGCCAGCTACAATCAATGACTGTAGTGCTTGGAAGACGGTCTCTCGTAGGTTGGTGCTGATTAACTTCCGATATACCTGATAGCTCAGGGTCTCTAGATATGCTGCGACCTCATGTGGTGGTGCCGATCCATCCTTCATGCCAAAGGCGAAGAAGGGAGAGTCGTTGAGGGGGATCAACGCGCTCAGGATACGGGAACTTAGTGAGGTTACTCCACGTGCTGCGACGGAACTGTAGGTTTGAGGAAGCGATAGCTCCTCGCCCCAGCCATCTGGTGGCAACAGTAGTGGAATGGTTAGTGCAGCGCAACCGCGTGAGCGGTTCATCTTTGAGAGGCGCTGGCCATCAAGGATTTTAAACCTTGATAGTAGATTCACTTGGGTTTAATCCCCTGATTAACGACACCAGTACCTAGTGCGGTAAAGAAGTCGAGGTTCTTGATGTTCTGCTTCTTTCGTGCAGACTCTTGTCCATCACCTTCGGCGACAGCTATAGCTTCCTGTTCCTTGATGTTAGCGATGCGAGCAAGTTCTTCTTTGGCTTGACGATCTTTCTCGTCCTTTGCTCGTTGAATACGATCCTTCTCGTCTTGTAGTGCTTGCGCACGGCGGAAGTCTTCCTGCTCCTTTGCATAACGGCGCTCGTCAGCTAGAAGCTTTTCATGCTCCGATGCTGACATGCCTCCTGAAATCTTTGGTTTGCCACCCATTCAGGTGCTCCGTTTCTTGTTGGTCATAGTGGTCGCTCGATTTGGTCGGGACCCTTATAAGTGTTTAAGGTTTCATTAGCAATAGACATCTTGTCTACCTTCATCTGGTTAAAGCGCATGTCTTGGTATGCACGTGAGACATCACGTTCTTTAATCCGTGACTCTTCTGCATCCTTTGCTTGTTGACCGAATGCAACTACATCAGCTCTCCATGTACTTGTCTCGAGAGTTCGAGATAGTGCACTAACTTGGTTGTACGGATCAGGATTGTTTGGATCAGACCAACTCATGCCGTTACGTACATATGCTGTGGACTTACCGATGTCTTCAACAGAGCGGCGTGTGCCGTCTGCGTTGTACAACATCCGAATAGATGGGGTTAGACCGGCCATGGTGGTATCCGCTAATTCTTTTGCTCGTCGTTGAGCAGTCAAAGCTGGGTTCTCTGCTTGATTAATCCAGTTGATCATACCAAGAGATCGCCGCGTATCCTCGTCTTTCCACTTCTTATCTAGCCTTGCTTTGTTGAAAGCTGATAGTACAAATGGATTCTTTTCATAGACCGCATTAATACCAGTCAGTTGTTTGTCGATGTTGGCTTGTGCTTCTGATGTGCGGGCTGAGTATTGTTGTGCGACACCACCATAGTACGTCTCTAGGGTAGACGTTTCGTACACAGGTCGAGCCATAGCCCGTAGCGCAGCTACTTCAAGCCGCTGCTTAGCAATGTTTGGATCATTTGACATGGCCCTTTTCCTTTTCCTGCGCTACGATGCGCTGTTCTAGTCGTGAGATGATGTCCATCTTGCCAGCCCAGTAGGCTGACTCGCGGGCAATCTGGTCACTTGTTAGACTTGGGTCGTACCGGCTCGGTTGAATCCACTGTTTGAGCAGGGGTATCCAATCGGGATCGAGATACGGATAGTTCATTGATGGTCCTTCCTTGCTGGATGATTGTTTTTTGAAGTTCCTCAAGGGCCCGCAGCATACTGCTGAGGAGGATACCCTGTTCTGCGTCGTTCAGGGCTAGGCCCCGATCAACTTTAAATGATAGGTTGGTTGGAATCATAGTTGTTTCTCCTTACTTGAGCTCGCAACCGCCAGCGGTGCAAGCCATGTTGTGTGATGATGTGGTCGTGTCTTCAAACTCATAGAGGTGAAGTTGACTGAAGTCAAT